CCAACAACAGCAACAACAAAAAATGTCTGAACTGGAAATGCAGCAAATGCAAGTTGATAATCAAAATAAAATAGCTGATTCTGAAAGCAAGCAAGCTTTAGGACAAGAGAGATTGGCAAAAATTGAGAGTGATAGAGCAGTAAATTATGAAAAAATAAGAAGATCTCAAGAAGAAGAAACGGGTGCAATATTAAATTTAATCAAGGCAATAAAAGAATTGGAAGGAATGGACACAGCACATATTGCAGAAAAAATTAATATATTACACTCTATCAAGAGTCTAGAGGAGCCGGAAGTTCAGCAAATACAAACCCCTATTCCTTGAATAAAAATAAGAGTTTGAATAACATACCAAAAAAGAGGTGCTACTTATGAAAGGTTATGAAAGCGATAAACAAATGGTAAAAGATTACCAGCCTAGCAATAGTGAATTTGCAGGAAAGGAAATGGGAAAAGCTAACGAATACGTTTCTCGAAAAGAACGGGAAATGAAAAAAGAAGCTTCCCAACTCCGCAAACAAGAATACAAAGGCAGATATGACTAAAAGTCTCTATGGCGATAGGGACACAGTAGGAACGATTGCCCTAGAAGCGGCTAAGAAAAATGTAAGTCTTACTGTTGGAGACCTTGGCCATGAGCTTATGCCTTCTCTTGTCGAAGATTTGAATAATTGCATTAAGAGCAATCCATATAATGGGTTGCCTTTTTACATTATCATACACGAAAAGAAAGACTTACAACTTAAAAACGTTATTTTGCGAAGGTTAATAACAACGCAAAAGCGTCCATATCCAGAGCCAAATACAGCTATTTTTTATACAGACCCAAAACAAGAATTAACACTTTTCTGTTGGTCTCTACCACATCAAACTGTTTTCAATAATTATATTTACAATCCTGATTATTATGTTAAAGAGCAAGTAGAGGACATAAAAGCTTATCTTGCTGAAGACATGGAGCATTTTGGATTTAGAAAGATAAAAACAGAAGATGGAAAAAATAACGTTGTTCCAATAGAGAATTTTAAAGACAGGCGTCTTGGAAAAGAAAAAAGTTCTCTTCATTTTAGTGTACAGTAAATTCTTATAGACTATTTTTTGTTTATATATTAAATTTCGTTTATAGATGTAACGCGGGTCATCTCCGCAATGGTGTAAAGCAGGTTCACAACTGTTAAAGGAAATTCATGGAAAATCAAGAACAAAATAGCGTAGAAGAAGAGGCCGCACCTCAAGAGCTTGATGAAAATGAATCACAAGTAGACGTCAATGAAACCGAGGCATCGGATTCTGTTGAGGAAAAAGAAGAAGATGCTCAGGAAAAAAATTGGCGAGCTATGAGACAACGTCAGAAGGAAATGGAATGGCAGCTTAAGCAAAAAGATGAAATGCTTAATAAGTTCATGGAATTGCAAAAGCAAACACAAACCCCTATTCCACAAGATCCTGAAGAGCCTGAAGTCGATGATGATGAATACATTCCGGCGGCAGGAGTTAAAGGTATAGCAAAAAGGACTGTGCAGCCTTTAGAAAAAAAGATTCAGTATCTTGAGAATAGAATTGCAGAGCAAGAACAGCAAAAGTTAATGGATTCTATTAAAGCCAAGTATTCCGATTTCGATGACATTGTCAATGTTGAAACATTAGAAATTTTAGAAAAAACAGAACCGGAATTAGCTAAAACCATTGCGGATAGTAAAGATCCTTATAAGATGTGTATTCAATCGTATAAATACATAAAAGCTTTAGGTCTTGTAGATTCTTTGCCAAAAGCCAAAAGGGAAAAAGAGATATCAAAAAAAATAGATAAGAACGCTAAAACCGTTCAATCTCCTCTAGCTTATGACAAGCGCCCTATGGCTCAAGCTTTTAAGTCTACAGCAGCAGATAAAAAGCGTCTTTATGAGGAAATGATGCATTACGCAGGTCAAGCCTCCGGTTTATAAAATCGAGGGACTATGTCAGTTAATCTTAACAACATGCCTCCTCAGATCCAGCAGAATTATACGGATAAGCTTCTTTCCACTCCGGAAAGGAACACTATCCACAATCTTTTTGCTTCGGTTATTGAGGTGGAAGATAACGATGGCTTTATCAATAGACAGTCTCGTTATGACGCTTTAGATACTTTTGAGGTGCCTCTCGACAATACCCAATTGAATCCGCCAAACCAGCAGTTAACACGTGTCGATGTAGATTGCCGTGTTAGGAACTATGCTACTTATGTTGTTATCACAAAACAAGTTAGCATGACCGTTCAAGATCCCATCTTGAATGCTGCTGCAGCTAGACTAGGTCAAGCTTTTAGAGAAACTAGTGACATTTTACAACGTGATAACCTGGAATCCGGGGCGTCTATTGTAAACTGTACTGGTGGGTCTAACGGAGATCTTCCAACAGAGATGACTCTGGAAGATTTAGACGGTATTGTTGCGGTTCTTCAAAATAACGATGGTGAGTATATCACCAACATGATCAATGCATCTGATAAAATTGGTACTTCTCCTCTTGGAGATTGCTACGCTATGATGTGTCATTCTAGAATGATTCCGGTTCTAAACGGTATTACAGGCTTCAGAAGAAAGTTTGAATATGGAACAGGATCTATTGGCACTCTTTCCAGTGAATGGGGAGGAGTCAATAACATCCGTGCATTTATCTCTTCGCAAGGATCTATTACGGCAAGTGCATCACTTCTTGGTGATGATATTGCTAATTGTTTTGTTTCTGCTCAGGAAGGATACAAAGTTGTATTCCAACGTGGAGGTACTGCAAAGTTCTTCTACACTCCTCCAGGAGGGCAAAACGACCCCGCTCACTTGAGACAAATGTGTGCATGCCAAATGTACCAGGGGCAATGTATTAACAACGATCTTTGGGTGCAAAATTTGCGCTCAACAGGAATTTAGGAGGTAAATTATGTCTGCACCGTTAAATGTTGTCGGAGGTAATTTTACCTTAACTACAGCTTTGATTTCGTCTGGTGTACAAGTGGAGTGTCCATTTGGAATACCGGACTATGTCGAGTTGCTATCTCTTGGTAAAGCATCTGATTATACGGATGGATGGGGAGAGGCAAGCGATGCTCAGGCTATTCAGTGGTGGTGGGAAAAGACACTTCCGCAGAATTATGCTAAAGGCATTTTGCAAGCATCAGAAGGATCTACTCCTCAGCTTCCGGGTATGAGTTCTTACGTCATTAGCAGCTCTGGTATTGCAGCTTATAACACGGCAAACCCTCCTACTTATACAGGTTTGGCTACTTCAGCTATTACCGGAAGTACTGCAGCGTATGTTTGTACCATGGGCGATACCGGAAGCATTCAAGTTGGTGACTATGTAAGGATTTATGGAACAACTGCAGAGCTTCAAATTGCTGGATATCCCTTTCAGGTAACTGCTGTTTCTTCTGGGGCAAGCATTACTTTGGGTTACATGGCAACAGGAGGAGTGTCTCTTGCAGCTGATGCAACTTCCGGAACAGTGGTAAAGTATATCCCTAACCGTATGTATCCAAGGGTTAGATGGATTGCAAACGTTACTCAGGCGGCTAATGCTGTGGTGTACTTCACAGAGAAGCATGATTTCACTATCGGGGAAATTGTGTCTTTCCGTGTTCCATCTTCTGAGTATGACATGACAGAGCTTGACAATGTAGAGGCAAGAGTTATTAGTGTAACTAATAGTTCTACCGAGTCGTCGATTACAGTTGATCTTGATACTTCAGGATTTACTGCTTTTGACTTCCCAACTTCTGCTGAGGCGGCTGCTGGTGTGAGCCCTGCAATCTGTGTGCCTTCATCTTCCGGTGTTGTTCCTGTTAGTGGAACTACAGCGCCGGCGATACCTGTTGGCAACGCACTTACAGACGCCTATGACAATAGAAACGTAAACCTTGTCAATTTTGGCTCAGGTTTATTTGGTGTTTCTGGTCATGCGTCAGAGAATTTAGATAGGTGGGCATATCGTATGTATAAATATTCTGGATATGACACACGTATCTTGAATTAAAACATGTAAGCCCTCATGATGACCTCATGTAAAAAGTGAGGTCGTCATGTTTATTTGTAGAATATGTAAAGAGGAAAAAGAAAAGAGTGAGTTTACCAAGAAAAAAACAAATAAAACAGGTTACAGAAAGACCTGTAAAGTTTGTGATAAAAAGAAACTTTATGAATGGAGAAAGAATAACAAAGAAAAATTAAGAGACATCGGAAAAAGATACTACGATAAAAATAAAGAAAAAATCAAATCTACTCAAAAAAAATGGAGGGAAGAAAATAAAGAAAAAATAGATGAGTATCAGGCGAAATGGAGAGACGAGAATAGAGAAAGGACACGAGCAAATTCGTTAAGATACCAAAAAGAGAATAAAGAAAAAGTTAATGAATATCGCAGAAAATGGAATGAAAAAAATAAAGATAAAACCAGAACATATCAAGAAAATAACAGAGAAAAAATAAACATTTGGCAAAGATCATACACTAAACAAGAACATGTTAAATTCAGGAAAAGAGCGAATGCCAAGTTAAATTATCATGTAAAACGTGGTAATATTTTTAAACCAGAACTCTGCTCTATATGTGGAGAAAAAAAAAGAGTTGAGAGCCATCATCATGATTATGAAAAACCATTGGATGTAATATGGGTTTGTCGAAAATGCCATGTTAGCATTCATCACAACTTAGGAGGGTAAATATATGAGAGTCATAGAGCTGAAGAAGAAAACTGTTAATCACAAGTCAAAGGCGGAAGTTGAATCTATGATTAAGGCCATGAGAAAAGAAGATGAAAAGATGGTAAAAGGACAATTTGAGTTTGTAGATGCTGAAGGAGGATTCTTTGAATTTACCTATAAATTCTTCCCGGGAGACAACATTAAGACAATTCAGCTTTTGCATGGTGAAATATGTGAGATTCCTATGGGAATTGTTAAGCATCTCAATAATACTAAACAAACGATTCGCAGGTATGCTAATGTTGGCACAAATGCATCAGTAGAGCAAAATTCTTATGGGCAGACTAAGCCGCCTAGAACTGTAGAAACTAAATCTCGAGTGAGATTTGTACCTATGGAATATATTTAATGACTGTAGGATTATTGTCAGACATTATTGAGAAAGTTAGGAATGTATCTGCTTCAGGAAATAGTGATCAAGTTTCCGATGAAAAGATCGTTAAATATCTAAATTCCTATTATTTGTATGATTTTCCTGATGATCTTAGGTTGTTGAAGTTAAAAGACACATATGTTTTCAATACGATTCAAGGGGTTGATGTCTATCCATTTGATTTTGATAGTTGGAGCACTATTGAAGGTCCGGCTTATGTATCTAAAGAACAAGTTACTATATATCAAGATGTTAAATCATATAACAACTGGACAGCATACACTCAATCAAATGAGTCTTTCGCAACAGGAGATGGTACGGAAGGACCTTATTCAGGAAATACTATTTCCTATCCAATAAGGAGAAGTGTTTGGAACAATCCTATGGTAGATACTCAAACAGCTGGTGTTGCATCATTTCCTACTGGTTATCCTCCGACATTTAATGAATCTAATATTTCAAGGATTCAGAACATTCTTATCACAAGCAATACGGCTACAAGCACTCAGAATGTGACGGATGATGGAGATGGTAATTTGATAGGTGATTGTGCTGCCGGTGGAACGATAGATTATTTTACCGGAGCTATCTCAGGTCTTACGTTTGATAATCCTGTTCCTTCTGGAAATGATATTTGGGTACAATATGTACAAACTACATTTGCAAGACCTACGTCGATCTTTTTTTATCAAAATCAGTTCATTTTAAATTCTGTTCCGGATCAAGGATACACTGTTGAAGTACAGGCTTATAGAGAGCCATCAAAGGCTTTGATGGGAACGACAAGCACTACTGCGTTTGATTTGAATGGAAGGCCCGAGGAATTTGGGTGGTGGGAGCTTTTGGCTTTTGGAACAGCTAAGAAGCTTTATCAAGATAGGCTTGATATGGATGGAGTGCAGATGATGCAAGTATTCATAGATGAGCAAGTTAGTCAGGCGAGAACAAAAACTTATGGACAACTCGCTAGTAGAAGCATAAATACTATGTTTAGAGATGCTCAGAATCAATTAAATTGGGAATAACCATGAAGAAAAGGAAAAAGTAAATAAGGAAATATAATGACGTATACCGCAGATATACCAAAGTCAGGGGAGACGCTAGGAGGAACAAGAGCAAGAATTAACACAAACTTCCAGCAGATAGATTCTGTTGAGTCTGTCAATCACGTTGCCTTCAATGAATCTGGCGAAGGTAAGCATAAGTTTCTTCAAATGCCAGAGCAGGCAGCAGCGCCTACAACGGCTGCAAATGAGGGGGCGGTTTATACTAAACAAGCCTCTGATGGAACTACGCAATTGTTTTACCGAGAAGAAAGCAATGGTGATGAAATACAGATGACGGGCGGAACTGTAGCCGCGGAAGGATCTATTACTTTGCCTGGTGGTTTAATTTTAAAATGGGGTAAAAAGACAACTGCAGGAACCAGCGGTACAATAACATTTGCAACGGCCTTTCCAACTCAAGTTTTATCAATAACACTTGGAATGATTAGAAATAATTCATCATCTACGCAAGCTATTTATGTTAATAGTGCCGCGGCGATTGGCCCTGCTAGCTTCAATTATACAAACACAAGCAGTAATACAGACTTTTTCTGGCAAGCCATAGGCAACTAATGTCAATGCAGTCGATAGTAATATCTGGGTATGAAAGTGGAGTACAGAAAGACAAGAAGCCATTTTTATTTACCGATGACGCGTTTCAGAAGCTTGAGAATGCATATGTTTGGAGAAACCAATTAAAGAAACGTCGTGGTTTAAAATTCATAGGAAGATTTAGAAGGGTTTTAACATCTCAAGTTATTTCCACAACTACTGCAGCATCTGACACGTTGACAATTTCTGATCTATTTTCCGACCTTTCAATTACAGGTGAAGCTAATGCGAATATTGAACCGGGCTCTTTGGTTATTACTGTTGCTGCCCCCGATAGTTCTACTTTTACTGATAATGGAGATGGTACGTTCGCAGTTACAGGGTTAGGAGATGCAACCGGATCATATGTTAATTATGCAACCGGAGAGATTGTATTAAACTTCACAATAGTTTTAGCTGGTGGAGCTGCAATAACTGTAGACGTTAATTACTTCCCTGGACTACCTGCAATGGGTATTTGGGTTAGGGAGCTTTCAGGTGTTAATACTGAGCAGACTATCTGGTTTGATACGAAATATTCTTATTTGCATGATGGAGCTAACTTTCAAGAGTTTCTTTCCGGAAGTGCTGTAACATGGAATGGTACAGATTCGGATTTTTTTTGGTGTACGAATTATAGAGGTTCAGACGCTGATACAAGGTTGTTTTTCGAAACTAATTTTGTAGCCTCTGCAGGATCTCCGATGAGATACACTGATGGTTCAACATGGACGGATTTTCAGCCTCTTATTTCCGGAACATCTCAGACAGATGTTTTAACTACTACTTTAGCCTTTGGTTCTGCTTCATATGGTCCGGCTCTTCTTACGGCATCTCCTATCATTCAAGGAAGCGTTAAGATCGTTGTAAGCGACAATGCAGGAGTTGAAAACGATGTAGTATTTCGAGATACTCCAAAAGATGGAACATTAGTTTCTAGTGGTTCAAATAGTGGAACGATCACTTACGGAACAGGTTCTATTACATTAAATTTTTCTCCTGTATTGCCTGGAGCCGGAAACTGGACTGTTACCGCAACATATACAACAGGAGCTACATACCTTTTCACGGCAAGGATTCTCATACCATATTATGGAAGGCTTTTAGCGTTTAACACCTATGAAGGTGCAGCTATAGGAAGTTCGGTAAACATATATAATAGATGCCGTTTTTCACAGATTGGAAGCCCTGTGCAGCAGGATGCTTGGCTTTCTGATGTGTTTGGAAAAGGTGGTTTTATTGATGCTCCTGTTAATGAGGAGATCACAAGCGCTACATTTTACAAGAATACTCTTATAGTAACGTTTGAACGTTCCACGTGGAAACTTCAATATATTGGAGAGTATGGTATTCCGTTTATTTGGGAAAGGATATCTAGCGATTTTGGTAGTGAATCCCCATTTTCTTCGGTTCTTTTTGATGATGGTGTTTTAACAGTTGGCGATAAGGCGATTGTAGGAAGTTCCGGAACAGATGTTCAAAGGATTGATTTACAAATTCCTGATACTGTTTATGATTTTAGAAACGAGGACAATGGACCTTCAAGGGTGCAAGGAGTTAGAGACTTTAAGAATGAATTAGTGTTTTGGTGTTATGTTGATCACAATATCGTTCAATCCAATCAATATTTTCCTAACAAAACTTTGGTATATAATTATAGGAATAATACTTTTTCTTTTTTTAGAAACAATGTTACTTGCTTTGGTACTTATCAATATCCTACTGGTATTACTTGGGATAGGACAGATATTTTTTGGGATGATCCGGTTTTATGGGATAGCGATGTTCAAAAATATTACCCGGTTATTGTTTGTGCTAATCAGCAAGGCTTTGCAAGTTTTTATGGTTTTCCTGATGTAGAAACAAGTGCCGATAGCACAATTGAAGCACAGGACCAAGAGACATTAGCAATAAATGATGTTGTTGTTACGACTGTGGTTACATTAACAGTGCCGAATCACAACTTATTGAATGATGAATTCATATACATTACAGGATTAATTTACGGAACATCTACAACGCTTAATGATCAAATTTATGGTGTTGTTGTTGTTGATGAGGACACGATAACGTTGAATAAGTGGGATACTTCTAGTCAAATTTTCTATGATAATTTTGATGTTACGAATGTTGGAGATTATCTTGGAGGCGGTGTTATAGCCTTGTTTCCTAAGATGGATGTAACGACTAAGGACTTTAATCCAATGAAGAATTCAGGAATGAATATTAAGACCTCATATATTGATTTCCTTTTTGACGCTTTTCCTGCCTCTTCTGTGCAGGTTAAAGTGAATATGAATACGGACACAGGAACTATTGCAAATTTGCTTTTAGGAAATACAGATATTGAGCAATCTCAAACAAAGTTTGGTAACATAACCGGTGTTACTTTAGCTAATCCTTGTGTTATCACTTCTACAAATCACGGCCTGTTATCAGGAACGAAAGTTCTATTTACTGATATTCAAGGAACTGTGGAGCTTAACGGAAATGAATATACAG